TATGTACGTGAGCAATACAAATCTCTTCGCTCTTTAGATACTGCTCAAACTCATCAGAGAGTTGATTAGCAAGCAGAATGCGAGGAGCAACAACAACAATCGTCAGAGGAACATCAGACGCAGCAATTCGGTTCTTTGCATCTTGCATCATCACTACAGTTTTACCACCGCCAGTAGGCATCAACACCTTACCCTTTGAGTGCTTTGAAATCTCACTCAAAGCACGTTGTTGATAATCAAGAAGTTGCATAAGATGAATGACTGAAAGTACATTATAGCACCCATCAGGTGCTGGTGGGAAACATTATGGACAGTGCTACAACTGTCACATTGATAATAAGAATAAAGCTGGAGACAGGATTTGAACCTGCGATGACTTTTCAGTTCCGCATTACAAGTGCGGTGCGTTCGACCTCTACGCTAACTCCAGCATAAAACTATGTGTTACATATATTTATTACATAAACTCCATCTAATTTTTTTGCTTTTTGTTGTGATAAGATTTTTTAGAAAATTCCCTTGCTTTTTCTATATTATTTTCCCTCCATTTCTTTTGATACTCCCGCATATATTCCTTCCTCCTTTCTCTATTATTTTTCCCATATTCACTTTTTTTCTCTTTATTGTTTTGGTAATATTCTGCATCATATATCTTTAATCTTTCCACATTGTTTTGTCTATAAAATTTGTAATATTCTTCTATGGTTTTGAAACAAATATCATATTTTTTTCTCCCATCTCCACCCAATGTCATATTATATCCACTCTTATATGTGTCATATACATTAATATAATATATTTCCCTTTCATTTAATAATTCCAAGTCATACTCATCAATTACACCATAAATGAAGTTTTCCCACCCATACTTATTAACAGCATTATAAAATTTGCAATATAATCTCTTACTATCAATTGAATGTCTGTATTTTCTAATTTCTTCTTGGATTGTTTGTCCTATGTATTTTTTTCCTGTGGGAATGCAATGGTAGCAATAAATTACTCCTTTCATATCTGCTCTTTAGTTACTGCATTAGTATTTATAGAAGAAAAGGAGTATTTTTACTCCTTTTCCCACCTTTAGAGATTGCAGTAACTTAAGGCATCATTATTTATTAGTCAAGAATAAACTCTTGGATAATATAGTCGCAAGTCACCTCATATTTTGAGGCGAGTTCTTCTAGTTCCATCGCAAACTCATCAGCATACTCTGCATCTTCATGTTCGCAGAACAAATCAAGTGTAGAATTAAACATCATTAGAATGCAATAGGTTCAAGAGTAGGTTGAGGAGCAACACCATAAGTATTTACAGTAAAGTCACTCATAAATGCGTCTATAATTTCTTGTTGTTCGTCAGTCATCGGTAAGTCCAAGAAAGAGTTTTGAGTTCATCATCACCAAATTGCTCCCCATCATCAATCCTTGCTTCATTTTTGTAAAGATAGAATTGTTTGATGCTGTTAATATGTCCTCGCAAATCACCATCACCATCTACAAAATAAACAAGAACATCACAATACTTGTTTCTGTCCCAAGTTAGAATGGTGCATTTGCGAATGGGTGCTTCCTCATTAGCAGTATCACCAAGTTCCTTAAAAGGATAATCAGTGTAGGCATCAAACATTTGGAGTTCCTTTGCTTATGAGACTATTATAGGGCATCTGGTGGGGATTTGGGAAGTCCTTGTGCCAGTTCAGGGAGTGTCCTTCTCAATAACCACTGATAGGAACATAACCTACACCGTTTCCACTGGGTTGAAATAACAATCAACAGTTACTTCAAAAGATGCAGCAAGCTCCTCAACAGTAGCATCCTCACAATCAGGATGCTCACAAAACAAATCAAGAACGTCATCATTCATTTTAGTTATAATAGTTGAGAATGTAGTTGAAGATAAGTGCTCCAATTAGAAGCATAAGATAAATCAGAAAATAAGTCATTCGCAGGCAATACCTAAAATTTGAAACAACTCACGTTGAGTTTTTGTAAACAAAGTAACAGATGGAGGATTATCATAAAGGTCCAGTTGATGTGACCTATAACTTTCTACCATCTCTTTTATAGAATCAAGTTGCTTATCTGTAAACTGAAGTTGTTCTACTTCATAATAAGCATAAGAAACAGTAGAAGGAACACCAGCAAGTTGTAGATTACGATTGATGCGAGTTACTTCATCTTGTGCTTGGTCTTCATCTTCATACTCATAAAGATTAGTAACTTCTTCAGCACCATTATCTTTGATGCGAGATTGATAAACAGTGAAGTGTGTCATTTTGTTTCTTTTGGTTTGGTGTCAATTAGATTATCAAGTAATGTGCCTAATGTCTCTCTTACTTGTTCATTACAAAATGAGGAATAAGTGTATGCATCATAGGTTCTGCGATACAATTCATTCCAGTCAGTGAGTGTCACTTTACACTCTCCTTAATGTAATCACCAATGTAATCAGTGATACAATCAAATGCTTTTTCTATAAGGTAATCAGTTCCATCCAAGTCATCAAGAACTTGGTCGGTGATTTCCTCATCAAAATAGACCTCTTCACCATCATCATTCATCACGAATACGTCCTCTTTAGTGAAGATGTAAGCAGCACAAGATGCGTCTGCTCCTTGCTGCTCAATCAGTTTTTCTACGCTCTGTTTGAGTTGTTGAAGTGTGCGGGTCATTGATATTGAGGAAGAATGGAGAAAGAATTACAGAACTTTTGAACCCAATGTAAAGTATCAAGATACCCACGAGGATTAGACATCACCATACTTGTATCCTTACGAGGATTGTAAGCAACAGCAACGTACCTATAAACATCAGGTGCTTCTTCAATCTCTTGAATCCACATTTGATTTACATTACCATCCTGCCAATCCCAACGAGAAGTAGTGTAGGAATAGATTTCGTTCATTTTAGTTAAACAGTTCAGCAAAGAAATCATTAAGTTCTTGATGGTCAAGTGCCATAGAATCAAAAGAAACACCATCAGGAGTTTCATAACCGTAAGGCATAGAACTCACAAACTTTGTGAAACTATCATAACGACGGGCACGATTATATAAACCCTCGTCATTTCCTATCCATAAAGCAACATTCCAAGTTGGGTAGTTTGCCCAACCATTGTAAGTTTGTTGAAGAGATTTAGTCATTTGTGTTTGAGTTGGTTTGTGGATAGGGAGATAAAGTAGTTTCAGTCAACTTGACCCTCAAATCCCCAGTTTTGTATAAGAAAAGTGGGATTTTGTTCTGTAATCGTATTCCAAGCATCTTGAGCAGAAACTGCTATACAACCAAGACGAGTAGAGTAGTTTTTGTCCGTGAATATACCACGGAAAGAGTAGGATTGTTCGGTCATTTGTGTTTGGGTGAACTTCATCTGTTTTGGTTGATTACTCCGTAATCATAGCACGGGAAAGGGTCGTTTGGGGATGTTATGTGCCAGTTCAGAAAGTGGTCAAGCAGACATCTTGATATACTGTTTCAGAATGTTTCTGATGTCATCAGTGCTGATACACTTTCTATCCTTAGTGTAAAATTCTACGTTCACATCCACACCAGAACGACTATCAACCGATGCGGATTTAATTTCAGCAAACTCCGAAGTCATAACAGGCAGGAATTGGTCAATCAACCAATCATAGACTTCACTGTTACCATTAGATTCTTCAGTGTCACATTCAATCAGAATGTTGCTGCCGACTTGACGAACATACTCACCGAACTCTATGTCAACCTTACCATCAATTTCACCATACTCTTCAAACAGGAAGTTTTCTTCTTTCACGCAACGCTCAGAGAGTGCATCCAGATAAGATAGCAAATTGAAATCATCCACCACAGTCAGAGTAGTAGTGGAAACAAATTGGGTGAAGGACATGAGAGGTGTCGGGTTGATTGATGTGTGTTTAGTATAAAGTTAAACCAGTTCCCAGTGATAACCAGTTGAAAGATTGTAATTATCAAAAATTACAGTGCGTTGAATGATATTAGCATCAAGCAAAGGTTGAATTGCTCTCATCCGTTGTGAGTAGTTATTCACAGAGTTCGTGTTTCCAATTTCATCAAGAATAACAGATTGTGCTTTGGTAAACTTCATCCGTTCTTTGGTTTCGATTACTCCGTAATCATAGCACGGGAAAGGGTCGTTTGGGGATGTTATGTGCCAGAAGGATTACTGGCACACCGTATCACTTACTTAATGTATTCAGTATTAACAAAATCAATCACACGATTAGCATTAGTCTTCACAAACTCATAAGCATTTACAATCTTTTGCTTACCACCATCTTCATACCAATACTGAACACTAAAAGAAATATAACTCACAACACCTACAACAATAGCACAGACAGTTGCAATAAAAGTTACAACCTGTGAAATCAGTTTCTTGTAATCAACATTAGAAAGAAACTTAATTGCATCATCCACAGGAGGAAAGTTAGCAGAATTCATTGTTATTAAAAATAAAAGATTTGTGTGGTCTCCCAACCACCATACCAATATAGCACATTTTGAGGTCTGTGCTCTTTTATTGTGCCACTTGTACTTGTGGCACAAGGTATCATTTTTGTGACTGCTTTTCTAACTTTATATCCTTGTACTGATGAGGATATACAAGAATGCAAATATCATTCAATCTATCCTCACCTTGTTTGATGCAAACAGTAACATATTCAGAACAAACAAATCGTATTGTTCCAAACTGTTCGTGATAATAAACATTTAGACCTGAATGAAATGGTTGCATTACTTGTACAAATAACCCCCACTCCAGTCTGCCCTACCCAGCATTTCTTCTCTTGATTTATCATCCAAGAGATTGTAACGAATGCCCTTTGCAGGTGCTTTGTATGATGCTGGTTTGTAACAATCACCAGTTTTCATATCTACAAACATATGAACTGATTTCACCCCACCTGGATTAGTAATATGCAATATCTTTGCATACTTTCTACCTTTCTCATAGACAAACTCATCTACACCTTCACCTTCACATAACTCATCAATTCTTTGTTTATGATATTCTGCATTCTGACCATTTTCTATACTCTTACGGTGAGATCCAATCGCATAATCTTGATAGTTAGTGCGAAGAACTTGACAAAGGAGTTCTACATAATCCAAAACACTTTTTGATTGTGCAGTTGCAGTGGGTTGCATTTGTTTGAAATCAGTGAAGGTCATTTGAAGTTCAGTTTAGATTTGAGTGATTGAAGTGCTTGTTTTCTTGCTCGGAGTTGACCCTTACAAGTTCCTTTGGTTTTCTTGTTTTTATTTGAATTGTGTTGCCAATTTGGAACTTTCATTGGTAAAAATAGCAAGATACGGAAGAAGGAATACCTGCAAGTTGTAGATTGCGATTATTACGATCAACTTCATCTTGTGCTACATTCTCATCACGCACTTCATAAAGATTAGTGATTTGAATGTTATCATTCTCATCAGTGACGGATTGAAAAACAAGATACATCAGTTGTCTTTGGTTGATTACTTTGTAATCATAGCACATCCAGGATTGTTTTGGGGATGTTATGTGCCAGAAGGATTAGTGGCACAAGGATTATTAACAGGCACACCTGGAATCGAACCAGGAACACAATTTTAGAAGAATCGGGTTATGTCCATTTAACTATGTGCCCATAAAAAAGGAAGAACTAATAAGTTCTTCCCATTATATATCAGACAGCAACAGGTTCGGTTACATTTTCCAGAACCACAGAATCATAATTATCAAGTGCCTCTACGAGTTCAGCACCAGTTTCTGCGTTAGTGATATTTACAATCAGTTGAGCACCAGCAGGGTTGGTATCAACGAGTTCAGCAGCAAGAGCAATCAGGTTAGCAGACATAATAATAAAAGCAAGGGAAATAAGTGGGTAACTTTGTCGGTTGGATTGCGATAATCTGGTTTCCAACCCATAGGCAAACCCATTCCTAATTGAAACTATACGCTCAAGGCATATTCAATTTCAATCTCATCTTCAGAGAGTTCAAAGTCACCAATCAATTCTACATAATCATCATAATCCACACCCAGATAAGATGCGAAAAACTCATAATCATCGTGACGTACCAATTCATCAACAGACATTTGAGACCTCATGAACTTGTATGCTACAAGTATAGCAGAAAAAAGGTGCTTTGGGAAGTGTTATGTGCCAGAAGGATTACTGGCACAAGACATCAACAATCGTACAGTTTGTATTGGTCAAATTCTTCTTGAAAGAAAAAGTTATCAACTTCAGTATTGAATGGAAGACCCAACATAAAGTTGTAATGTTCCATAAAAGACATACAAATCATATCAAGAATTTGATAATCCTTTTGATAAACACTAGCAGAATCAAGAGTCAGCATCGGTTTTTGATTGATTACGAAGTAATTATAGCACGGATTGAAGGGGTTTGGGAGTGTTATGTGCCAGAAGCACAAGTGTCACACGGTATCAGCATCCTCAAGCAATTCTGGGTAGTAATCTGTAACCTCTGTGAGAAGTTCTTCATCAGTATAATCAGTAAGATTTTCCACTAGAGTATCATAAACAAAACATTCCATTGTTTTGTTATCCATTCCATCTAGCATATGTTGAGCATAATCAGAAATCAACTGGTCACGGTCAATGTTTTTCATTTTTTCAAATTCAAGAATTTCAGAATAAAGGTCAGTCATTTCAAATAGCTTCAGCAAGTTTCTTTTGCTTTCGTAAATCAGTAATCGTCATTTGAAGTTCAGCAATATCTTCATACAAAACTTCTGCTTCATCTGAGAGATTGTAATAATGATACTCAGACCTTGCTTTCTTCATTTGCTTGAGAAGTTTCTCATACTTCTTCTTTGCTTCTTTGAGGTCTTGTTCGTATTCTTGAATTGATTTAGTAAATTTCATAGATTTACAGATTACTCTTTGATTGTATCAAAAAAATGCATTGGTGTCAATATTTATTTGCGAAGAGGAGAATTGTAATACCTCCGAAAAGCAGTATAAAGAATCACAAAACTGGAAACAATACCAACTGCTCCCAGATATGTAACACCATCACCAGAGAAAGAATAGAAATCAGGCATCATTTTTGTACGAGTTTGATTGCATCAGTAATAGAAGTAGTCAGATATTTACAAGTTCCATCTTTGCTAACAATCGCATAAACAGTTTGTTTTGTTTGAATGTCGCAAGTGAACCGAATGGTCATCTGTTTTTGTGTCTTACTCTGTAAGTATAGCACCCTTTAAGGGTCTGTGCTCGTTGACTGTGCCAGTTCCACAACTGGCACAAGGGATTACATTTCTTGATTACGATATTTTTGAACTCTTTCTTTATTTTTACGTTGAAGTTCTATTTGTCTTTGTGTTGCTGTTCTTCTTCTATCTTTTAGTTTTCTTTCAGCAGACCTTTTCTTATCTAACAAATATAAATCTCGTTCTAAACTGGCCACATCCTCATTACTAAGTTGTATTTGTTCTTGTATAGAAGCATACAAAGCATCTAAATTAAATTCTGAGAATGATTTCATCTCTATTAGTTTTTTGACTATTTATGTTGTAAATGATTCTACAATACGTGATTCTTCATCTTCAAGAAGAGAGAACTTTTGTGCATTTACCACTTTTTGACGAAGATTTACATAAAATTCTTTATTAAATTCATTATCATATTCTAGAATTAAATCAAAACATTCATCATCATTTTCTGCAATTACATTCCACAATCCACCATATTCTGAGCGGGGAAAGTTGCAAAAGTGATCAACTACATACAAATACTTTTGAGTCATTTACCTTTTTAAGTTACCTCAAGATTATAAATTAGTTTTAATTAAAAGTCAAGGTGAAGGGTCAAAATATACTATTTCTTCCAATAGAGGAATTACTTCATCCTCCAACAAATCCAAATGTTGTGTCATAATGGTCATATCCATTTCGTGAAGTTTGTTTTCACGTTCTATAACTTCTTTGAGTTCCTTATAGATACGTTCAATCTCACCATAAGCATAAATCATTTGAGTTCCTGCTTCAACATAAAGGACAAAGTTTGCAATACACTACCATAATAACCAGCAACATAAGGATAGCCTAAATCCTTATTCTTAAGTGAAATCTCACCTTTCTTCAAAACATCTTCAATATCATCAATCATACATTGAATTTGTGTTTGTGTCATTGTGTTTTGATTTGCTCAATAGAACTGTAAAGTTTATTATACAATGCCGGAAGTGATACACCTGTGAATTTATCTATCAAATCCTCATCTTCAGTATCAATCAATTGAAGTGATTGCATTAGCACTTCCATCTCATCAATCGTTAGTCTCACAAAATCCTCAGTCATTGAAGTTCTCAGTAAAATAGATAATACGTTCTTGAAGTTTCAATATACCCTGATAAACTAATTCAGCACCTTTTACATCAAAGTTTTGAGGCATTTCACCTTGCAAACCTTTGTGATACAAGTCAAACCATTTGGAACGATAATCCATCAGGGCAATACGAATATCAAATAGTTCCTGATTTGTCAATTGAACAGAAATAGTTTTCTCAAACATTTGAAGCGTTTTTTTGACTACTCTAGTAGTATAGCACTAAAAAACCCCCTTGCGGGGGTCAGTGTGCCAGTTCAAAAAGTGGTCACTTTACATTTACAATCTTCCAGTGCTCATTGCCATCTTTAGGTAACCAAAAGAAATAACACTTATTGATAGAAGCAAGAAAAAACATATTGTCCTTTTCTTGTTCTACTACACAAGCATGTAGTTTATCCATAATGTTTGCGAACCTATTCTTTGCTTTGGAAGAAATAGGTTCAACATTCACAAACTTTCTTTTGTTTTTAGTCATTATGCTGCAAGTGCTCCAGAAGGGATTTCAACAGGTTCAGGTGCTACCTTATCCTCAAACTGGTGCATATCATAAGCATACCAGTTGCCATTACGAAAGATGTAAGAGTATTCTTCACCATCAGTGAAAAACTCATCCATATCATTATCCAAACGAGGAGGACAATCTTCACCACGAGCAGAATAATACTCAGGTTCGTTATTCTCATTCCAACAAGTACTCATATCACCACCATCAATCAATTCTGATGCTTTCTTATATGAATTGTAATGAGTTTGTAGAATACGACCTAACCAAGAAGTATATCCATCCCAATGGTGATAAGCAGACAGAATAGAACCATCAGAAAGTTCAATACCGATGCGAGAACGAGTGCTCATTTTCTTTGTTTGATTACTCCGTAATTATAGCAGGTCTGCAAGGGCATTGGAGGTGTTGTGTGCCAGTTCGGTAAGTGGCACAGTATCTATTAATAATTGCCTCATTATGATTTGTTTTGGAAGAAAATTCCAACAATAATAACTACTCGAAAAAGTAATTTTATCATTTGCTCTGCCATCTGGACTTGTAAATTTCATTCTCTTATCAAACATCAATAACTGCAAATCTTTATTTTTAAATAATTGTTTTGGGGCACTATCATTCAACCAAGTGTTAGTCATAATCAATGCAAATGGTTTATTAAAAGACAATGCTTTTTCAAAATATTTGCGTTTATTTGTGAATGGTGGATTGGATACAATTACATCCCAATGAAATGGTTCATAATTAAAGAAATCTTGCCCCAAACTAATGTGAGAATAAACTACTTTATTCTTTTTAGAAATTTGTTTTACAAACTGACTCTCTTCAGTATCGAAAGGACACCAGACAACTACATCATCAGGAATAAACTCCAAAATAGGAGTTACACCATATTTTGGAGTATAACATTCATCATTATTTCCAGACGAATACATCAATTTTGCACTATCTAAATACATAGATTTACCGATAAAGTTCTGGTTGAGCAAGTGGACATCCTTCACATCCTATCTCAAAATTCCATTCTTTGCATCCAATTTTAAATGATTGATTATTTGGTGGAGAATACCGAAGATTAGTATCTTTACATTTTACACATTGTTCTCTTTTATATTGATTATGACTATGCGAAAGAAGTTGAAAATCATCAATAGATTGTTTAACAATATTACTAATATATTCGTATTTAGGAGAATCCTTTCTACCCCAACGATGGTCTATTTCTTTGTCTTTCTCTACAAGAGGAATAATACAATCTGAAGAAAAATTGGATTTAGTTTGTTTGCGAAGTTCATCAACAATGTCTTTGCGAATACGTTGATTAAAAATAATACTATTATTATATCCAGTAAGTCTCATTTCTAAAATAGTTCCATTATGACGATTATTAATTCTTTTAAATTCCCAATTGTATTCATTAACACCAAATGCTATACCTCTGCGAACATTTCCATTATTTGACCAAGATAAACCCGCATTTATTACATCATCAATAGTTATCCAATTAGAATAACCATCAGAATCTGGTTGAAAAAGATTTACAACTTTTTCAAGATTAGGTCGCATAAAATTTTTTTATTACTCCGTAATCATAGCACACTCAAATCAGATTCGTAGAGTCCTTGTACCAGTTCTTCAAGTGGCACAAGGCACAAAAAAAGAGGGTATAAAACCCTCTGTATTTTTAATTCGTCAGAGTTCTACACCAAAGAAGGTGCAGAAGTCCTCGAAAATGCAACAATGTTGTTTGCGTTTGTTTTCTTGTCCCGTCAACAGATAAAACCTTTATGCCCCGTCGAAACCTAGCATCCCCAAGTAATGGAGATGGGGGTAATTGAAACCCCGTCCGAAACATTAGAATTTTTATCCTCTTGGACAATGGAAGATATCGGACTCGAACCGATGACTTCATCCTTGCAAAGGATGCGCTACTACCAACTGAGCTAATCCCCCTTATTTGGTGGCAGACCGAAGAATTGAACTCCGTCCCATAGGTTATGAGCCTATTGTGCTACCTTTACACTCGTCTGCGTTGAATGAAGTCTTATGACTTCAACTCCGAGTGTCAGAATCGAACTGACCTATAACAAATTAACAGTTTGCTCCCGCACCTTGCGGGCTACTCGGAATGAAAAAGTTTAAACTCTATGTTCTAGAATATACTCTACAGTAGTTGCTACATCATTCATAGCAACACGCAAATCTGGTTGTTGTCCTGACTCTTGCTTGATGATTAAATTGGAATCATCAGTCAATGTCCAACGCCATTGCTTCATACACTCACAATACCAGAGTTTAATGTTCATTTTTAGTTTTTTCTAATTTAATCCAATTAAGAAGAGCATTGACTTCTGCTCTCTTTGTTTCAGTGAAATCATTACCTTTATTGAAAAGGTAGAAATCTAATGCTTCAATAGCAAGTTCTCGGTCTTGTTGTGAAATAAGTGACATAAAACATAGAGTTTAATACTTGAAGATATTTATTATCTTCAATCCGAGATGCAGGATTCGAACCTGCGACCCTCTGCTCCCAAAGCAGATGCGCTACCAAGCTGCGCTAATCCCGGTTATTTTTTAGCAACCTTATGATTGCTAATGGGAACACTTGGATTTGAACCAAGGACTCTCTGCGTGTAAAGCAGATACTCTGCCACTGAGTTATGCTCCCTGGCGGAAGTGGTAGGATTTGAACCCACGGAGGCTATTAACCTCGGACGCTTTCAAGGCGTCTGCCATAAACCTGACTCGACCACACTTCCATGTATCAAGTATAGACTATCTATAGAAGATAGTCAACACCTTCTGCAAGATTCGAACTTGCAACCTCATTCTTCGTAGGAATTTGCTCTATCCAGTTGAGCTAAGAAGGTAAGGCGAAGGATGAAAGATTTGAACTTTCACTAATGGTTTTGGAGACCATCGTGCTACCAATTACACTAATCCGACAAGTTTGGATATAAAATCCAATGCCCCAGGGGAGACTCGAACTCCCAGAATTTTGCTTCTAAGGCAAACACGGTTACCAATTACGTCACCGGGGCTTTTTATTATTTTTCCCAGAATTGGTGTCCGTTTGTGCGTGACAATTTGGACAAACAATTCTAAGATTGCTTAATTCATTATTGTAATGATTACCGTCAATATGGTCAAGTTCTATTGGAACCTTTTGTCCCATCCATTCAGTAATATTACACAATTCACATTTATGTTCTTTCATACCATCACGAATCATTTTTAATTTTAATTTGTGTGCAGAAACAAATGAACCTTTGATATAGTCCAAAGCTTGAACATATTTTGTATTTATTTTTTTGCCCTTTAATCCTTTATTTCCATTATATGTAATTCCAAACTTTTTCAAATAACTCTCTAAAGTTTCAGGTTTACATTTCAACTCTCTACACATAAAAGACTTAGACTGATTTTCGTCAATCCAATTTAAAATTTCTTGTCTTCTATCAATAATATCTTTTCTCATATTAATCCCTAAAATTAGTATACATAATATATTTATAGAAAATAAGTATTACAATTCTTGGTAGGGCACAGAGAATCGAAATACAAGTATGTATACCAATTCCATCAATCGGGCAGGATTAACTTAATCCCGTGGAAATCAACGGGATTAAAAGTGTCTAGTCAGAATCGAACTGACGATAAAAGTTTTGCAGACTCTTGCCTTACCACTTGGCGACAGACACATATTAAACTACCGAGGATTACTCGGTAGTTGAAACAACGGAAGTGGTTGGATTTGAACCAACGGTATCAATTACTTGATACGGAATCTTAGCAGGATTCTGCAATAAGCCTCTCTGCCACACTTCCAATGTTGTCTTGAAGCAACCCATAAGGGTTTTATGTTGCCCGAAGGCAACAATAGGAATACCCAGATTTGAACTGGAATCTATCGGTTATCAACCGATTGCTCTAACCATTGAGCTATATTCCTAAGGTGGGAACTGGTGGACTTGAACCACCCACACAAGGTTCTTCAAACCTTTGCTCTACCAGATGAGCTAAGTTCCCAAATACTCCATAGCAGAATTGAACTGCTGTTGCCTGGATGAAAACCAGATGTCCTAACCACTAGACGAATGGAGCATAATGCTGACGGCATTCTGGTTTATCTTTCCAGCGCAAATCAGCAACGACCCTAACGAGATTCGAACTCGTGATTCTTCTTAGACAGAGAAGTATGATAACCACTTCATCATAGGGTCAAGGTGGGAGAAGAGGGAATTGCACCCCCAACGGTTCTTATGTAACAGTTTTACAGACTGCCGCCACACATATCTAATAGTAGCCTTTCTCCCAATAGATAAGTTTAATGACTTTCTAGGTCAAGTGGGACATCTGGGATTTGAACCCAGGACTAACCGATTAAAAGTCGGATACTCTGACCGGACTGAGTTAATGTCCCATAAAAGGTTTAAATTTTCAAGGTTCAAGAGGACTGCTTCCCTCACCACTCCCTTAGAATACCACGATTTGAGGTCTGTGGGGAACATTAGGGACACTCGCACAACTGGCACAAGGCATAAAAGGCATAAAAAAAGAGGGAAGAAACTTTTGGTTTCTATCCCTCTTGTTTGTTTTTATGGTTATGTCTTCTAACTTTGACTTACCATATTTACAAACAAGAGGGTCTCTCCAATAAACCATTTATGGTTCATCGGACGATAATCACTCTTGAGTTGTGAACAGGGGCAGGTCATTGTTTGTTGTTGTGTATGTGTTTATTTATAACAGAAGTTAGACAGATTGTAAAGTCCCTTCTTTTTTGAGTTGTGAAATGAGTTTGCCGATACTCTCAGCAGTTTGAACTTTATCCTTTACAACTTCTATCTCATCACACTTGAAGAGATAAAAAGTTTCGGGTTTGTAAGTGTAAGCAATACCCACTTCACTGGTTTCATCATTGAATGAAATCTTTGAAATAGCAGAAGAGTTTGTGATTTCAAGAACTTCCATAGTGTGTGCTTTGATTACTCTGTAATTATAGCACAAAAAAAGACCCCTTGGGAGGGGTCTTGTGCCAGTTTGGGAAGTGGTCTTTAACTAGACTTCAAACTTTTGGTGAGATGTTCTCTATCCAAAGATGTTTGAAGACTTCTTCTATTTGCCCCAAGTTGTCTATTTGCTGCTGCTTTTTCTTGACTTCTGTTTGCTCTTACACTTTCTGGTTCATCATCAACTTCTTTCATAGCATCAAGTCTTTTTTTAGCAGAAACTCCTTGGGTTAAATTTTTAATTGGGTCACCACTATTTTTTCTTGATCTATCATTTACTTTTCCAACCCTAATTCTAGCATCTGTCATTTTGTTAGACCAACTTCTAGTTGTTGTTGGGAAACCTTCATCATCATAACGATCATCTGATGTACGAAGAGGAACATACCCTTCACAAATACTATCTCTCCAATCTTCACTCATATTCACCATAATAACTTCTGCTTGTTCTTGAGTATCAGCATAACCTTCATCTAAAAGATGTGAGAGAATGATGTCGTAGAGGTCATAAGATTCTTTTTGTGCTGATTTCAATGCACCCATCATTTTTTTCACTTCCCCAACTTTTTTTGCAGCACTTTGTCTTAAGTTATTACGAATACCTTTTGGCATAAATGCACTTCCAGAACCAATAATTTCTGATCCAGAACTTTGAAGCCTTTTTCCAATTTGATTGCCAATTTTAGTTCTTCTTTGTTTATCTAATGGAAGTTTACCTTCATCAAGTTGATTATAGTGCTCATACAACTCATCCCAAGTATAATCACTCAGGTCATATCCTTCTTCAAGAAGATTATTTACCCAAGACTTAAATTCAAATTTTTCTCTAATACCATTATCATATACTGCCATATATGATTCTTGAAGATTGCGGAAGTCTTGTGAGTTCATCTTACAACTACTTTTTAGTTATTTATACATACCTGTATTTTTTGATTATTTATTTCTTCTTTTTTTATTTGATTCTATTTCTCTGATTTTATTTCTTTGTTCTTGTTCTTTAGGATTCATATTTGGACTATCTCTTTTAACATTAACAAAATCTAAAAGTCTTTGATCTTTATTTCCTCTATCTCTTTCTGGGTCAGTATCCAATCCAGAACCACCTCTGCTATTAATTGGCCTTCTTGGAGGTAAATCAGCAGGTTTTCCTCCACCTCCAGGTGGTGGTAGAGTCATTCCCGCATACTTTGGTTCTGGTTTATCAAGACTTCTTGCACGAGCAAGATCAGCAATTCTTGTTAATGTTTGTATTTTTGCTCTATTTGGATCCCACTGCCTATTTCCTTGAAATAATTTATTTACTTTGCTTTGTGCTAAATCAGCAAGTCTCCCTGCGATTGCACTTCCTTCAGAAATTTCATAACATTCTAAAATAAACTCTTGAAAGGTTTTCATATATCTTTTTTGATTATTTATTTTTTCTTGCTGCTTGCCTTTTCTTTTTAATTGCTGCGGCAAGTAAATCTCTATAACTAATTTTTGAATTAGTTACAATATCTTTTACTTTACCTTCAATTTCGTGTGCTCCACCTGCTCTATGAGGAACACCAGGAGCATTCTCAGGAGTATTTTTTCCTTTTGTGTGCATTATATTTTTGGGATGATGTCCGTGATATATTCCATCTTTAGCATCTTCTGCTTTTCTTTGTTCCCACTCCGCATCACTCATAGATGATTTGAGTTTAGCAGAATGATGTATTGGAGTAATATGATGTGCTTCATATCCTCTTCTTGTTGCACGTTGCGATTTGCGTTTTGCTGCCTCACGTTCATCGTCTGTGTTTAATGATTTGATAGCATCTGCTCTTCTTTGTGCTTGTGCTTTTCTATTTGCTGCTGTTACAAGTCTCCATTTTGGATTTTCACTACTTGCTGCATTATTAGCAACCATCCCTGCTGGAACTCCTCCATAATGTGTTTCAAGTTCTGCTCTACTTGAAAAAGTTTTTTCAATCAAATATGCTTCAGTAACAAACTCTTCAAAAGTTTTCTTCTTACGATTTCTTGCTGGTTCAGATACTCTTGGACTATCTAGATTTTTATTAGCTTTACGTCTAGTTTCCATAGTCCTGGACATAGCTGCCATACCAGTAGATTCAATCTTACCACTTTGAACTAAATGTTCTTTGGATTGTGCAGCATTCGCAGCAAATGATAATGCCAAAACAGCATTTGCTAAATGATCTCTCTTTCTTGCTTCGTTTATCATTTTCAATCAACCTTTTTTGATAGGAGCATCAGGTGGAGTTCTGTTAACTTTTCTTGGTGCTGCTGGTGCTGGTCTTGGTGTTGATGAAGGTGGTTTTCGTGCTGGTATTTGTTGTGGCAACTCGTGAGCATATTTTTCTGGTTCATCCTTATGTCTCATAGGATTTAGAGAACCATATCGGCGTATTCTTTCTTTTCTAAGTTTTTCATTTGTATCTTCTGATGATTCTCCTTCGGTAGGTGGAGGAGTATTACCCGTAATATTATGAAGTGCTTGATTTTCTAGTTCTGCTTGACGTGCTATATCTTCTTTAGTTCTTTGTAGTTTTGTTGAATTTGGTAGATTTCTTTCTCTTTCTGCTGCTGCCCTACTCTCTGGAGTTCTTCTAGGTTCAGGTCCACCAGGTGCTGGTGCCGAGGCATGAGTGCGCATTGGTGGTGAATACATATCATCCCTAGCTGTTCTTCTATTCTTTTCTTTCTCGCGTACAGCAACCTGATTTACAGAACTTGGATATATTTTAGATGCTTCAGAAATAAACTCTTGAAATGTTTTCATAAAAGAAAAAAGACCCTGGTATATTTATACCAAAGCCTTATCTGCCTTTCCTTCTAATGATTTTACAAATAATTGAGTAAATCTTGCTTGTTTTTCTGGATGTACTGATTGTGGATATTCTGTGATTGCCTCACGAAGTGCATTTAGTTCATTCCATTCTTCTGTTGTGAGTTCTTCTGTGCTTGTTCTGGAGATTGTCATAGTTCCTTGATGATGTGTTAGCATTCTAACACAATATCTATAATAATGAAGAATTCTTAAGGTTTTCTACATCTTGTTTCCATTCTTTTGATTCTCTTTCTTGAAACTCTGTGTAGAGTGCATTATGTACGGTCATCAAATCATCAATCCAAAATGCCTGTGGATATAAACCAAGAGTAGATTGAAGTCCCCGATGAGAAGTTCCTTCACGCTCTGCCTTACATATAATATGGCAAAGTGCTTCTACTGCCTTATACTTATCCTCTTCTGATAGATTGTAATACCATCCAACAGACTTATCAATACTATCTTTATGTGCTTGTGCAAGTTCTTCTCGCATCTTTATCATTTCTGGTGAGTTGAGACTTTCTAGCAGAGTATTCTTCTTTGATAGTTCTTCTTGAAACTTAGAACTATCAATCAGTTCTCCAGTGCTCATTTCATTTTCCATAAGGATTTTCCCCTCCTTCATATTTTTTCATCATATCTTCAACCTTATCCAGAAACTTATCAGTTTGAATAAGTTGATCTAACTTGGAAATCATATCTGCAATCACACAAGAAACATAAGGGGATTCTTGACGAGCTGCAAATGCAAGTGCATTTCTCATATGAGATTCTGCTTCTTGTAAACTTTCAGTAACAGATTGAGAGAGTGACATTAGGGTGCGTCATCATAAAGTACAGGGGGTTCCAGACAATAATCTGGAAGTTTAACACGATTTTCTATGAAATATCTACACAACATTGTAGTGGGTCTTTGTGATTTTGTCAATTCACGAGCGTGACAATCAATAAAGTTTCCACATTTCAGTAAGTGTATTAGAAACTCCATTACACAAAGATATAATTTGAATACTTTTGCTTGAAGGCATCAACTTGTTCTTGTGTCTTCAGAAACACAAACAGATTTGTCTGTGGATGCCCAGGATACTGGTAAGATACTTTGATCATTTTGTCTCCTTCTTTTTGAGTAGATAAGAACCATCACCTTGATCGTGCCATTCAATTTGATCGCCTTCTTTTAGATTTGCTGCTTCCAATAAATCATCGGGAAAAGTAACAACATAATCTTCCAAGTCATCACTGACTTCAACCGGCAGAACCCACTTCTTGACTTTATCTTTTGCTTTGGCAGCATCACACATTGCATTCATTTCTTCTTCCGTATATCTAAGTGCTTCCATATCACTATGACCCCAAGGACGCATACAATCATCATACGCCTTGATATGTCCCTTACCATTACCATTCAGCAATGCAAGAAGTTCATAAGCATTTGCTGTCTGCTGTTTATAGGTATAATAGTTGTCCTCAACAACACCTTTAATCACATCATAGATTTCTTGTGGTGATGCTTCTGCGGCACCCATTGCGTCGTACAGAAAGTTCTCAAGTTGTTTTAGTGAATATTTTTTATAATCAGTCATTTTCCTTCAGTGCGAGTTGGATTGCTTCTGTCATCATAGCAGAAATTTCTTCTGATGTCTTACCATTCAACCAGTTCCACTTCTGGTCGTTCTTATCCCATTCTATCAGGAATGTGCCATCAGAATTTTCAGTGATTGATAACGAATCTTTTTGATTTTCCATATTTTACATTATAAGGTTTTTGATTTCAGTGTGTGTATATTATAGCATAATTTTTAGACAAAAGCATTGCCCTTGTGCCAGTTTATTTACCGTCTCCCACCACAAGGTCTTCAAGTTGTTTAATTCTTCTTTCTAAAAAATCTATAATATTTGCAAGACGATAGATTTCATTAGTATTTGCTATATTTTCTTCTTCTAAGATAGAAAGTCGTTCTTCTATGGTTTTTTTGTATATCATTACTTATAATCCATTTGCTCATATCCAGATACTACTAGGTCATCCCAACGTGTTGGTAGATTGTGTTCCCGTGACTTCATATGATTTAGACCTGATACTGGGTAATCTTTCAGTTCTGGGTCATTTACAATCGCATCAAGTTGTCTGATTTCCTTTGTTGTGTGTGGAAATCTAAGCGCACCCCTATGCATTCCTTCAAGATTTCTGTGAGTTCTTGTCATTACTTTTCTCCTCTAATACTGATTTGTAATAGTTATTATAACGTATAAACTTATTAAGTGAATATTCAATTCCCAAACTTCTTGTAGTTTCACAATAGCTTAGATGATTGTACCACGGAGTTGTTGGGTCTAGTGTTGGGTGTGTCATTCCAATGTCTTACTACTCCTGCACAAATGAATAAGTTGGTAATCAAATACGTCAAGAAGATGATGGTTCTGACGATTGCGATTTTGTCTGCTTCCTTGTCGTGGTTTGACGCTTTTTCGCCAAGGGCATTACACCAGATTTTCCACATCCTTCTTTAACATAAAATTGATATTCTGATTTTTTTAGATTACTACGAGTGATATATTTTTTCATATTGACTTCACTATCAAAGTAGCAAGTCTTCTTATCCTTCAATTCTTTTCCTTCCATATGTTCCAAACGAAATGGAAATAATGAGTAAGGAAACTCTGGATTTTTATTTATATTCATTGGTAATCCTCATATACTCTTTTATATTAGCAATGTCTCTATCATCCCATTTTTCTGGAGTTTCTAACATTCTCCTCATTATAGATGGACTCCATCCAGGAAACATTCTTGATGCCTCTTCAAATCCAGGTTTTCTAATCATCCAACTCCACATCATCAGTAAGGTCTTTCAATCTATCAAAGAAATCATCATCAAGTGGAACAGTTTCCACCTTCCCTGTCATTACATCGTGCGACATCTGCATCAGGTATTCAAGAAACTCTTTGGGATAAACATCATCCTCATTCAGTGAAGCCCAGAACCAATCAATACATTCTGCTTCTGGGTCTTCTGCTGTTCTGGGTAGTGCATAAACCTCACAGTTTCCTGACATCAAATCCTGCCACATACGAAAGTTAGAACGAATACTCTGCCATCCTGTCATCCAGCAGTGTCCAAACAAATACTGCCACCAGTTCATTTTGATATTTTCAGTATCAGTTGCTAATATGGGGGTTGAGTTAATCATTTGTATTGCTCCCAAGTAGGAATTTTACCACAAATCTCATCAGGATTTAGTTTTGTCTGAACTCTACACTCAGTTGTGATAGTAAGTGCTCGTTGATAGTTAATCATTTTTTGTTGTCGTGTGCCTACTTCCTCTATTCCCGCAAAAGTGCAGAGAACAAGAACAAAAATCAGTAGAGCAACATAAATTTTATTGTCAGTCATTTGGATTCTCCATTAGTAATCAGGGTAATCATTCGTAGGTTCATTCACCCAGAAACTCTTTACAAATTCCATCATAATTCAGTCCAAATTCGTGAGTGAAAACTGGACGACCAAGTGATTTCTCAACTGCCTCGTGAAATACAACAAAGGGGCAACTAAGTTCGGTAGTGAATAGTTGAAACTCTGCAATTTCACGATAGGACTTTTCTTTCCACCATTCGGTAAGAGAAAGTTCAATTGCTTTTTCTTTACCAATAGAAATTTTTGGAGACATTTGATTTGTTGATTACTTTGTAAGTATAACAGGGATTGAGGGGTTTTGGGAAGTCATTGTTCCAGTTCTTGAAGTGCTTCTACCTCATCGGCAACATCAAGTATAGCACGAGCATCAAGTACCATATCTTCTACACCTTCTTCTTCACAAAACTGATAGTATTGGAGTAAATCAACTACCTCACGAAGAACACAGGCAACAACTTTTTTTCTGTCTTCACTTTGAGGACGGAGAGTAAGTTCAAGAGTAGCATTCACGATTTTTTCTGCTCTAATAGTCATCGCAACATCTCCTTCATTTTACGCACACAATCGTTGAAACCATCTACAAGCAATTCAGTATTTACATTTTGACTTCCTTCTGCTGATTGTTCTTTCGGCAACCATTTCTCTACCAAATCCACAATCTCATCACAACAATCAATAGAATATCCAAGTTTATCTCTTACCATATTGCAGAGTTTTTGAGATTTATATTTCTCCACATCCATATAAGCATAGAGAACTTCTTGTGCTTTGGTTTTCATTTTAGTCATTTTGCCCCCATAGCATTTATACTCATCATAAGTAAATACTGCCCACCTAAACCAAGCATCAGGAGAAAGTTCATCATAAGAATATGGAAGAATTACTGGAAGTTTTCTACCAAAACGAAGAGCAACAGATTTCCATTCACTATCTTCTGGTTCTTGTAGAATTGGTTGAAACTCTCCTACCTTATAATCTTTCTGTGCTTCTTCATAACCTTTCTGGAAGGGAACCCGTTCTTCTATTCGTTGATATTTTACACCACCGATTTCAATAATATCAAGAGGTTGTTGTTCAGTCATAATGTTTTTTTACCTCAATTGCTTCTTCAATAAGTGAAATAGTTTTTTCAGTTTGTCTCATATTGGATTTATAATAAACCAAAATATTTTCAAGGTCTTTTAGTGTTTTTGATAGATAGATGTTTTGTTCAGTCATTCTGCAAGTTTCCGTAGTGCATCATCATACTTCAAAATACCCTTTTTTGCAAGTGCTCGGATTTTCTCCCTACCATACTCTGTTAATTCTTTCTTTGATTTTCTCAAATCATTCACTTCTTCTTGTGATAGATTGAGCCACGGAGCATCATCAGGTTCTGGTAAATTGTTAGTCATTTTTCTACCTTCCAATCTTCCACATCAAACTTTCCACCAAATCTAAAAGGATAAAGTTTTTGAACACCACCCCGACCATAATTGATTTCACATTCTAACTGACGAATATAAACAAAAACTGGTTCAGGAACTACAAAGTGTTCCAGTTCTCTGGTTTTATTATTATAACACGAAATATGACAAGTCATTCTTCACCCCATCCCTCAAAGTATTCAGTAAAAAAATGAAATCCAAAATTAAATGTTTGTTGTTGAAGGTTTACACCAAAAAGAGAACTACCGAAGAAAGAAAACAAGACGTTAATACCACCAGCAGAATGAACTATACCACCAGGAGTTTCATAATTCACCCAAAGCAGTGAAGTATTCTTGACAATACCAAACTGCCAAGTATGAGAGGTTTCATAACCCCAAACTTTTTTATCGTATTGGAAGAGTTTCATCAGGTGTCTGTGTCTATGAGAGTATTATAGGGCATCCACAGGGGGATTGGAGTGCTCTTGTGCCAGTTCTTAAAGTGTCTTTTAAGTTTGTTTCCATATCACCAAACACCTTTCTCATATTTTTTGGAAGTGAGTTAATTGGTATTAGTTTTGCTTTAATTGTCTCTAACTTATTTTTAATTGCTTTATGTACTCTATGATGTCCGTCTATTATTGTAATATAAGAACCATCATCTTCAACAAATATTAATATTGGGTATTGTAAATCAGATTTTTCAATTTTTTCCAATTCTTCATTATTCCCATTCCAAGTTAGTAAATATTTTTTTAATTTATTTACAGATATTGTTAAAACTGGAATATTTTCTGTTGAGTTTAATAACTCTATAAGGGTAATTTTATCTCCCTCGTCATTTTCCCAAGATGTATCATACAATCCCATTCAAGTGTCCTCAGACAAGACCATTTAGAACATCATCAAGAGAATATTCATTATCGTTTGTCAAATCAACAACAACATAGTTACTAAACTTCCCCAAAGAATTCCCCTGCGTCAAAACTTCACACTTAAATTTGGGTGATAAAACAACAGAATTACTTACTGTTTCCTTCTTGCAACTACGGAGAGAACGACGTATTTGGTCAGTAGATGAAAATACTCTTTTCCGTTTTGAAGTAACTCCAAAGTTCAATACGATGTTTATGTCTTTTTTCGTAAGGGTAAAATAAGAATCATCCATTACAAAATAAGAGATGTCCCTTTTACCTGCCCATACATCACAGTCTGATAATTTGATGGAGAACATAATTCCTTTGTGGTTATGAGAGTATTATAGGGCATCTGGTGGGGATTTGGGAAGTCCTTGTGCCAGTTCGTCAAGTGTCCTATACATCCCACTCCCTTGCTTCCCAATCCATCAGGCACATATCACCTTGTTCTTTATCAGTATAGTTATCGTAAGCATACTGACGACACTCTTCTTCTGTGCCCTCAAAGAGTATATCAAAATAAGTCTTATGGTCTCCATCATAAACATACTTTACGAGAGACCATTCATCATAGCAATCAGGGAAAATAGGCATAATCTTACGAATAGTTGAAGTGATACATTTGACTGAAAGACATAAACGGCACATCCTTCTTCTCAATCATTCTCTTGATATTATCAGAAAGGAGATTTGAATAATCATTCAAGAACCTTTCTTCACTGAACTCTTCTATTCCACAGAAATAGAATGAACCAACATCTTCCTTGATACTCTCAAGAATTCTTTCTCTATCACCATAGTTTCTTTCTATGAAAAGAAAAATGGTTCTACCTTCACCAGTTGCAAAATAATCAATCACATAATAAACAAAGAAGGCATCTTTTGAGTTCTTCAGCCTTTCTTCTTCTTCCTTCTTTTCTCTTTCCATTCTTTCCACAAGTGCCCTATATTCTGGGTCATTGGAAGAATATTTTTTTATTCCATTTGTATCAGGATTAAGTTCAGTCATTTTCAGTTGCTTCCCTATAATTCAAAGCATTTAATGTTCTCCACATTACAATCTGCTCAAAACATTCTCCAAGAGATCTACAAACAAAACTATCTTCATCTATTCCATCAGGACCATCCCAGATAGTAGCAGTATATCCTTTTGTTGGATGTGGTGTGTAAGTGATTTCAATTCTCATTTCAATCATCCCAAGGTGTTTTACGATTTAGTAGTTCAGTCATTTTCTAATCACAGCAATTACTTTACGATTTGGATACTTCTCTACAATTATATCACGAGCACTCTCATAATCAATAGCATTCTTTACGGTTTCATAATACACAGTGTTGTCTGCGTCATCCCAAGTTTGAACTTCATAAGTCATCTTTCTTCACCATCTACAATCAAGGAAATACTCCCAACTCGTTGAGGGAGTGGTATATCTAATCACATAACAAGTTCTATTCTCATAAGAATAAGTATCCACTATTTCAAAGTTTCTGTGATTTTCAGCATTTGTTGAAATAGGTGGATTTGGTGAAACCTTATATACATAAAATCCAAGAATGCTAAGTGCGACACCTATAAAAGCACCAACAAATAATGTAGATATTCTTTGATAATCAGTCATTATCCTATAAAAAGATTTGTAGAAATGTCGTAAAAATATTGAGGTGGTTCTTCTGGTTTCTTTTTTGTTTCTGGTTGATAAGAACTTTGTGGTTTTGATTGAGTTTTTAGATACTCTTTCAGTTCTTCCACACTCATATCATTAAGATTTGGTTGTGACATTGCTTTTAGATAAGCATTTAGTTGCTCTTCGCACATTCCAAACAGTTTTGGTTGTTCAGTCATTTCAATACCTCATCAACATCAACATAATGATAATACTCAAGTCCAAGTTTTTGAATTACAAAATCTTGAAAGTCCAATTCATCACACTCTGGAATATAGTATTCTCCATCATCATCTCTATGAGTGAAATTAGCAACGTAGTCCTCAAACACTAACATAATGGCAATAGCACGGGATTGGTCGTGTTCTGTGATGGTATTATGAGGATGTGCTACGATTTTGGTAATACATTCAAACAAATTTTCACGAGTATATGAGAATGCTTTTGCTTCTGGGTTGAGTTTGTAAGTCATTTGAAAACTCCATAAGGATAATAATTACTTCTACTCATCAAATTATAAGGGTCAAATCCTGGTTGAGACATAGTATAATCACTTTCCATTTGATACCATCCATAGTTGAGTTCTTCCCAAAATGCTGCAACATCAATTCTATCATTATAATCAAATCTGGAATGAATACAGCATTTCCAAGACCACCAAGCATCTTCAAACCATTCTTTCATCCCTCCCACCTCCAAGTATGTGAGAATAAGTCTATATCAAATCCAAACTTCCAAGCATAGGCAAACATACCAAAGAGCCTGCCACTCCCCAATGTAATCTGTAGGTGAGGCCAACCAGGATACTCGCAGGTGCTAAAAGACATTTGAAGTGCTGTGTATGTCTTGGTTTTTAGAAAGAAGAAATAGTAGTCCTTTCCATAATCATCACGGTATCGGTAATCAAAGAGTTTCATTTTCATCCCCACTTCTTTTTCATTTCATAAGTATGAGTCATATTATACCATCCCATATTCAGATTTGTCCAGAAGTCACGATACCTTATATTATCATCCATTCTAAAACCAGAATGATTGATGAGACGATACCAATACCACAGATTTGTGTGCTTAATCGGAGAAAATCCGATTACCCATTTGTTTAGAAACACTGGAAAGTTCATTGTGCCTCCAGTTCGTAGGCAATAGCATCAAGTTGCCGGGACGCTTCACGATCATCGACTATATCTGCAGCAGCGCGAAGGGCGGCAGCGGCAATTTCATTAACATTCTCTAGGCAGAAGTCTCCAGTGGGAACTGTTGCTGCATCCAGCACGGACTGAGCCGCAGGGGAAAGTTCAGTCATTGGGTTGATCAACAGTGGGAAGTGAGGGACCAAGGCTTTCAAGCCAGCACAACATGCACCAGTGGCCTTCGTGTCCTTCGACGGTGCTGCTGATGATCTGATTGTGGGTGCCGTGTTTAGGACACACAATTTGTTTCTGAGAAATCTTGAGATTCGGGAAGTCAGTCATTGGGCAATGCCTCCAGTTCATCAGCAAACTGAGATACCTTGTAATAATCGTAACCACAGTCAGTAAAATGCCCACCACTCATTTTTTACCCTCCATAAATTCTTCAAACAATTTTTTAAGTTCTTCGTCATTATAAACTTGTTCCCAACTTTCACCCATAGCATTTTCCCAATGTGTTCCAGTTCCATTAGTTCTATATTCTGGAAAATCTGGGGCATCAGTTTCCACATAATAAATGATATGTGGTTTAGAAACACTTTTAATTTTCATTTTCCCTCCAGTTCATCAAGAATACCCGCAGCATAAGCACCAAAGTCAATCTCACCTAACTCTGTATCACCACAATACTCGGGCACATTCTCCATCATAAATTCATCAAGATAAAGAAATACACGAATTGCTTTTCGTTTATCTTGTTCTGTGATTGTAGTATTAGGTTCCGCAATAGTTTTCGCAACCATCTTAAAGAATTCTTTCATAGGGATTTTCATTTGCTATTCGGGAATTGCGTATAGGAGTATTATAAGGTATTCTGTGGAACTTTGGGAAGTCATTGTGCCAGTTCTTCAATAAGTTTCAAAAGGTCTTCTACTTTTATCACATCATCATTAGCAAACTCATTAATAAGTTCTTGAATTACGGCAGAAGCACATTTTTGTAACTGATTAGTTTCATAGGCAAGTCCAGAATAGAAATGTTGTCTTCCAGTTTCTGGATGATTGCAATTTTCTGGATGATGTGGAAGATTGAGAAAAATAGCACTTGTAATTTTAATACTGGAAGGCATTTCTTCAAGTTTTAATTTATATTCTTCTTCAGGTGTCTTTTTTCCTGTGCCGTGTAGAGGACAATCGGCATTTACCCATTTTTTGTCATCAGGCATCTCCTGATTATCTAAAATTGGGCACTTGCACGAATTAGCATATGCCTCAGGAGAACCAGGAACTAAATCATTCCAAGGTTTATTCCAAGATGTTCCATCATCCTTTGGATAATCTGGATCAACATATTCTTCAACATATTGCTCTGGAAGAACCCTTGCAAGTTTTTCTTTCAGTTCTTCAACTTCTTTTAAAAGAGCATGATAATCATCAACACTATAAAATTGCTTATCTTGCAGTTCATATTCTCCCATCAACTTTTTCATATCATCTTCCCTGTTGCAATCATTAAATGCAACACGACAAGCAGCATCCATAATGCCATACTCATCAAATCCAACAGCACGAAGAAAACTCTTGAAAAGTTCAAAATACTGATGAGTAGTCAAGTCTTGTGCAGGTGCTTCAATAGTAATCGTCTGCTTATCTACGGTTTCAGGAAAATACTTGTTGTAAGATGTTTCGGTGTCGTTGATGTAGGAAAACTTGATAGTTGCGTTGTAAGACATTGCGAAGGTGTTTTATATGAGTGTATTATAGCATAAAAAAGACCCCTGCAAAGGGGTCAGTGTGCCAGTTATTCAGGTGTCTGTTTAGTCATCTCCTTTATCATCTTCTCATACTTTCTCATTGCCCACCACTTACCTATGGGATTTCTTATCCAGAATGGATGAAACCGAATCATCCACAGTGATCTTTCAAAGTTTACCTGAATAATCTTGAAGATAAGAAGTATGTATTCTGCAACATTCTTATCTACAAGCATTATATAAAAGATAATCGCAAATGATATGAACCAAAGATAATAAGAACTCATTTCTTAACCGTAATAGTCGTCACTTATATCTATAATTTCCCATTCAACATTCTCAAGATAATTTTCAAGTTCTTCCCTTTCATTCAGGTCAAAATCTATATCTTCTTTATAAAAAGATGTAGTACACCGAGCTGGTCCATATTCAGGAGGTTCATACCAAGTTTGAGACCGAATCAAAACTTTATCTTCAATCAATGCGGTTATGGTAACTTCTCCAGTTTTTTCGTCTACTATAATTTCTTCAATTTCCACAAAGTTCTCCTATAAAAAATAAAGGGGGGAGGATTACTCCCCTTCTGATTTATCAGAATTATTCACAAACTCTGCATCAATCTTATCGTAAAGTTCAACAAAGGTAGTCTTGGTCTCATCATCAAAACGATTGAGACATACCTTGATTGCCTTCTCCTTCTTACCGAAGATAGAATATGCACGAAGAACGTGAACCAAACGACGAGTGCTGATTACTTCATCAATTCCACCATCTACAAAGGTCTTACGAATAATTTCAGACCAAGTACATAGGTGATTGATGAAATCTTCGTGTTCCTTCACCATAGGAATACTAAGTGATTGTGCTACATTTGTCAAAATTTTCTTCTCTACAGTCAGAGAAGGATATTCTTGCTCAAAGGTCACAGGAAAACGTTCTAGAAATGCTTCATTCAACACATTTGTACCGATGAAACGTCCATCATCACTACCCTTACCCTTGGTATTTGCAGTTGCAAAGATATTGAAACCAGCAGAAGGTTTTACGAACTTACCAATCTTCTTCAAGAAAATACCCTTACCTTCTAGAATAGATTGAAGACACAAAATCTTATTGGAAGCAAGGTCAATCTCATCCAGCAATAGAATAGCACCACGTTGAAGTGCCTCAATCACAGGACCATTGTGCCATACAGTTTCACCATCTACAAGACGAAAACCACCAATCAAATCATCAGCATCAGTTTCAATCGTGATATTGACACGAATTAGTTCCCTACCAAGCTGAGCACAAGCTTGTTCCACACCAAAAGTTTTTCCGTTGCCAGAAAGACCAGTGATGAAAGCAGGATAGAATAGACGAGATTGAATAATCTTCTTAATATCCGCAAAATTACCGAAGCTAACGAATGTATCATCTTTGTCGGGGATAAGGTTTTGCTTGACTGCTTCAATCATAGCAATCGGTTCTGCAGTAGAAGCAGAATAAGTATCTTCTAGTTCGTCAATCTTTTCTTTAGTCACTTCAAGGTTCCACTTACCACGAGATACTTTGTATTGAGACAGTTTCTTAGAGAGTGTAGCATAAGATGTATTGATTTGTGAAGCTACAGAACGAACAGCATCAGCACCAAATTCAGCACCAAATTGTTCTTGAAGAAGTTGAATTGCGGTTTCCATAATGAATAATGTAAGGGAAGGTGAAGTGCTGATTACTTTGTAAGTATAGCACGGATTGAAGGGTTTAGGAGTGCCTTGTGGACACTCCCAAAAGTGGTCTAGGCGACCAGTTCCACAAAGGAAGAAAGAACTTTCTTGTTGGTCTTTTTGTTCTTTAGCATCTTGGTAAATGCAGATTTGATAGCAGTTTTAGAAGCACCACTATCTACATTCAGGTCTGCATCAGAACTCATACTGGTAGAAGATAGTACAAAGAACTTATCAAACCCAGAATTACTGAAAGACACAAACTTATTCTTACGAAACTGTTCTTTGATGGCATCATAAGAAACACTTTTATCACCAAACCAGTTATAACAATTACTAAGTTCTTTGGTAGGAGCAACACGAAAGTTGATTAGATTTACATTCGGGAACATATCCTTGGTGTAAGTCATTAGAACTTTCACAAAATCGGGAAAAGAGCAATAATTATATGCTGGATACATACGACCATTCTTACGATTACGAATAATTGTTTCGTTTGAATGTCTATAAGTAACAAACTCTTCTCCACTGTGTTGTTTTTTGATTACTCCGTGAGGACATACTCTTCCTTCACCATCAGTCAAAAATACTACATTTACCTTTTGTACTTTATTCAAAGAAATGAACTGTGGAATGAGTTGATTGAGAGCAATCATAGTTTCACCCAAAGGAGTACCTGAAAGGTTCATATGACTTGGAACATAACCATACCTGGTTTGATAAGCAGTACAGATTGCCCAAACAGTTTTGAGTTGCTTTTCCAGTTCCTGATTATTCACTTTACTGGTGAATAGATTCATCAAACGAAATGATGGTTCTGGGCATAATACATTTGCTTTTCTTTCAGTAGTTGGAGTATGCGTTGGGTCAAATTCCAAATAAGCATTTGTATCTTGTGTAAAGGCATAAACCTCAAAAGGAATATTTACTTTACGGCAGAACCAAATCAAACTCAATAGTTGCTTATAAGTATCCAACATATAATCAGCCATTGACCCAGACCAATCAAGAATAAAAATCAATCCGTGATTTTTACCATCAGGTATTACTGATACTTTCTTGAACAAATCTTCATTATACTTATAGGTATGAAGAAGAGATGTATTTAAAATACCAGTACGAGCAGTTGTAGAACGAGCATAAGCATCTGCTGATTTCTTACACTCAAACTCCTTTACCAGATAAGAAACTTCACGTTCTGCTGATTTCTTGAACTCATTATAAAAAACTACTTGACTTTCATAATAAGATTTATGAATAGATTGCTCATAATACCTACGAGCAAGACGATGAACATACTCATTCGGAAGAACAAGTTTGCTCAAATCAAACTCTGGAAGTTCAACATAAGCAGTATAATCATCAGTATATTTGTTTTCATTCAGTTGCTTTGATTTTTCGTCAAAAGACCTTGATGTTTTTGACTCCAGTTCATTGACACTATCTCTACCACCAACTTCATCTGGTTTTGCTCCACCACTCGCATTAGATTGAGTTGGTGTTGATTGTGATTGACCAGATTTATCTTCGGCATTCTCATTGTCATCGTTAGGTTCTTCATTCTCACCTACACCCTCTTCGCTTTGGTTATTATCACCCTGTTGTTGATTACCAGAACCAGATTGTTGATTTCCAAGTTCAGGCATACTTTGAGTTTCTTCTTTCTTCTTCTCTTTTACATAATCTACCAAATCTTGTGAAATCTCAAGTACATCCTGAAAAGTTTCAGCAAGGCTAATACGAGTTAGAAACTCTTCTTCTACATCATTGAACTGAATATTATGAAACGCACCAATCTTGAAGTAAAGATTGATACGGTCAATCAAACTCATCTCATCAAGATTTTCGCCATTAGTACAGAAAAAATCATCAGCATTCAGTTCATTATAACCAATATAGAATGTCTTAGAAAGTCCAGCATACTTCTTCTTCATCAGACGTTCTATACGAGCATCTTCTAATACATTTACTACATCTTTTGGTACTTTTGGATAATCAAGAGTCCAATCAATATTATCTGTAAAAAGTGCGTGTCCTACTTCGTGAGCAACTAAAAGGTCATATACAGTACCACTTGCCTTTTCCCAGTTAGGAAGAGTTAGAACACGACGTTCTACATCAAACATCGCAGTTTCAGTATTCTTATGTTCAATAATCAGATTTTCTGTTGCTAGACATTTAGCAAGCATTCCCTTGACTTCTTTGTTGACCGCCATACTTGTCCTATGTGTATCTTAGTAGTATAGCAGGTCTTTGCTGGGTTCTGGTGGGGTCTTGGACCAGTTCCCAAAGTGTCCCTAAGATTTTGTGGTCTCAATCGCCTCAAAGATTTTATCAATATCAAATAAATCTTCATTCTCATTAAATGGATATTCGTGCTCTGATCCATTGAAATCAAAATCAAACAAATAAGATCCAGGCAACTTAAAGTTATGAGGTTTTACTGTTTCAATATTTGTGTGCATATCATATCCAAATACTTTTGGACTTGTACCATTCCACAGAACAACAGAAGGAAGTTTAAGTGCTGTGGCTGCGTGTTGCAAACAACTATCAATCAATACTCTTTTATCACTATGAAGAATTAAACTCAAAAATTCCAATGTAGAAAGTTGTGTCTGCTCATCAAATTGAATTGGAGTTGCATTTATCAGTTTCGGAGAATTCATCTTCGTTGCCTGATAAATTGTATATTTCTTATGATACTTATCTACAATCTGTTGTGCAATATCAAAGGGCATATCTCGTGCCCACATATAAGATTTTGAATCAGGAGTAATCAATCCACCATTGGTATGAATCACCATTGTTGGTTTCTTATTTTTTACCCAAACTTCTTTAGAAAGCTTCTTTTGTAGTGGATTGAAAATTAATTCTGGTGTTTCACCATTATAATCCAATCCATACATCTTACACCAAGTTTGAATCAGTGGAAGTTTCTTATGAATATGATCCGTTGTAAAATAAGGTTCATTATGAAAAATTAATGAATCTTGATTTTCAATATAATTTTGATAAAAATAATTGGTATTATTCAATTGATAGACTCTATCCACGAATGGTAGATTCATAAAAACATCAGTATAAACAGCAACTACAATGAGTTTTCTGCTTGGATAATTATTTTTAATGCACTTTGCTACTGCAGATGCTGCAATATGCTTTCCCAATCCACCTTGAACGTGGAAAATACTATATGTTTCTTTCATTATAAAGTCTCAATTATTTTTTAATTTATAATTTTGAGTTGATTTGAATTTGTGTTGATGTATTTAGGAATAGAAACTTCAGTCATTTGGGGTCTCCAAATATCCATTCCATTACATTTTTCTAGTACATAAGAAGAAAGAACTTCTGATGGATTGGGAGCAGTTGATTTAAGTTCTGGACGAACTTCGTGTATATCTGCAAGTCCATAAGTATTCACATCTTGCTCACGATTTTGATTTTCTAAGTTATTAAAGTCGTGTTCATAATACTCTTCCCCGAGAAACTCATACAATTTCTTGAGTGTTTCTTCTGGTTTTTTAACAAGGTCTTGATATTCCACAAAGTGCATTCTATCACCAAATTCCTGATTAAATCCTTCCACAATTGCATTTAGTGATTGTCCCAGAATTCCTTCTGGTCCTGCAATATATTCACAACGATTATCGTCATTCAAAGGAATATTTAATTTAACAAGTTGCTCGTCAATAAAATTGATTCTGGGATTACCTTCTTTATAAGGATTTCTACGAATCATTGTAATCATTGATGTTAAAATCTCATCAATATCACGAACCGGAACAATAATCTTTGCCTGCTGACCAATGTATCCTTCAATATAAGGTACTCGTGCAGTCCAGGCACGATTCTTATCAATGACTACCTCTTGTTCAACATCAGCATAAAACTGACGAATGATATTAGAAATAATCAAAGATACTTGTTCTGGTTTTGGATATCCGTGATAGAGTTCATCATTTGCCAGATGATTTTCTACGGCATACATTGTAGAAAGGACGGGACTTGATGGACCAGAATAAAATATTGGATTCTGATTCAAGATTGATGAAAGTAAAGTACTTCCTGCTCTGGGAAGACCTGCCATAAAATAGAATCTCTTACTCTTCAATTGGTTGGAAGCAGTATTTGATTCTGAAAAGAAACCGGATTTTACCATAATACTTTCATTAGTAAATGAACTATACATCTAAATTATACATATGTCAATTAACAAACACCATACTTTGCTTTAAGATTATTAGATTGTGTCTCCATACTCTCAAATCCTTTTACCGTCATCCAGGTCACCATAGAATATCTGTTTCCTTTGGTGACTGGTTCTACACCGTGCATATAATAACGATTGGAAGGGAAACATACCAACATTCCAGGCTCAGGACGAATGCGAATATGAAGGTCAGGAAATACAAAATCTCCACCTTCAAAACCATCATTCAAATATAAGACCATAGACAAATCACGGTCTACTGTCTTTCTCCAAATTTGAGTTTGGTCTGGTGCAGTCCATATACCTTCACCATCAATATGAGGTTGGTAGTGTCCTCCTACATCATAACAAAGCAGTTGTGGAACTTCACTACTATCAACTTCAAACTGATAGAAAGGATTGATAACTTGCTTTACAACATGATGCATCAACTCATTGACCTGTGGAAATACAGGTTCAATTGGTGCGATTTGAGTATCTCTTGTTCTCTTATCAGTAATCCATTCAGTTCCTCGTGTCTGATTGGATTTGTCTGGGTCAAATACTGAAAGGTCTTCTGTCTTTGAAGTTTTCATATGATTTACCAGAGCATCAATACCTTCTTGACTGATGACCTTTGGTGCAATCAAAACTTTGGATAATAAATTCATTAGTAATAATGTAGTTTGAGTTATTTATCCTACTGGTGTGTTGGAGGTTGCTGCTAAATATGCTCTTGCAGCACTTAATGGACCTCTTGGTGATGCTGTTGCAGAATCATTAGAGAAATCTATACGGTCTACTTTTGCTGTTGCAAAACCACCACCAAACCAACCATAATTAGAGTTCCCTGTTGCTGTTAATCCATCTGTTGGTGAACTTAGTGGACCTCTTATTGATGCTGTTGCAGAATCATTAGAGAAATCTATACGATCTACTCTTGCTGATGGTCCAGGTTGTCCACCACCAAACCAACCATAGTTAGAGTTTCCTGTTGCTGCTAAATTATATCTTGCTAAACTTAATGGACCTCTTGGTGATGCTGTTGCTAAATCATTAGAGAAATCTATACGGTCTACTCTTGAGATTGTTTCAATAGTACCATTAGGGCTAGTACCTCCACCAAACCAACCATAGTTAGAGTTTCCTGTTGCTGCTAATTCTTCTTTGCTTGAACTTGGTACTGCCGAAATATTTAATGAACCTCTAACTAATGCTTTTGCAGAATCATTAGAGAAATCTATACGGTCTACTGGTGCTGATGGTAGTGGAGAAGCAGAACAAAACCAACCATAGTTAGAGTTTCCTGTTGCTGCAAACAACCATCTTTCTGAACTTAATGGACCTCTTACTGATGCTGTTGCATTATCATTAGAAAAATCTATACGTTCTACTGATGAAAATAGAGGAAAATTTGATAGTGTTATAACCCCACCACCAAACCAACCAAAGTTAGAGTTTCCTGTTGCTGCAAATTGTCGTCTTCCTGTTAAAAATCCACCTCTTGGTGATATTGCCGATAAGTCGTTAGAAAAATCTATACGTTCTATTGTTGTAATTGATAAAGGAAATGGTGGTGGAGAAGGTGAAGGTGATCCACCACCAAACCAACCATAATTCCCTGCTTTTTGTAGACGAATACTTGAAGACCTTGCTTGTCCTGATGTTGCTGCCGAATTATATTTTGCGGAACTTAATAGACCTCTTGGTGATGCTGTTGCAGAATCATTAGAGAAATCTATACGGTCTACTGTTGATGCTGATACACCAGGAGCAGGAGCACCACCACCAAACCAACCATAATTGGAATTTCCTGTTGCTGCTAGTCTAAGTCTTGCTAAACTTAATGGACCTCTTACTGTTGCTGTTGCTAAATCATTAGAGAAATCTATACGTTGTACTGTTGATGATATTGCTGGAAGAATACCACCACCACCAAACCAACCAAAGTTGGAGTTTCCCGTTGCTGCAAGATGTCGTCTTGCTAAACTTAATGGACTTCTTGGTGATGCCGTGGAAGAATCATTAGAGAAATCTATACGGTCTACTGTTGATACTACTGGAGATCCACCACCACCAAACCAACCGTAATTAGAGTTTCCTGTTGCTGCTAAACTATATCTTGCTGAACTTAATGGACTTCTTGGTGATGCCGTAGAAGAATCATTAGAGAAATTTATACGGTTTACTGTTGAAAATACTGGAAGTGCTGGATTTATACCACCACTAAACCAACCATAATTAGAGTTTCCTGTTGCTGCAAGAAAATATCTAGCAGAATTTAATGAACCTCTTATTGATGTTGTGGAAGAATCATTTGTGAAATCTATACGGTCTACTGTTGATGTAATTGCAGGCGCGGAAGTTACACCACCACCAAACCAACCATAGTTGGAGTTTCCTGTTGCTGCAAATTGTCGTCTTCCTGAACTTAGAAAACCTCTAATATTTGCAGTTCTAGTATCATTTGAAAAATCTATACGGTCTACTGTTGAGATGCCAAATCCTGGACTTTCACCACCACCAAACCAACCGTGAGTTTGAGCACTACTCCAAATGGTATTAGTAACTTGAGTATCACTTACTAAAATCACTCTACCAGTTGTGGTAATACCAGCAGTTACAGAACCAACATAACCAGTAGTTGCATAAGAAACTGTTGTTGTTCCTGCAAATCCTGTGACTACAAAAGTTCCATTATATCCAGTAAATGCTACACCAGTAGAACTGGAAAGACCAGAAACTGCGATCTTGGTGCCCGTATAAAAAGGTGTTGTAGAAAGACCAGCAGCAGTTGAAAGAGTGAGAGTTGCAATACCAGCAGTAGTATTTAAAACTCCACTCACAACAGTAATACCAGCACCAGCAGCAGTGGAATTGATACCTATTGTAGAAACAACAACAGGATTTGATTTGGTAAGAAAAATACCATCTAGCCCAAATACATCTCCTGCTGGCATCTACTTTCTCCTTATGAGTTTCTGGATTCTAAAAGTTGTTGATGCTGTTCTGCTCCAGGTGCAAGCAAACCTAAATCAGTATTCGTCACTTCTTCAATACCACGAAGAACTTTCTCTTGCAGAGTATTCAAAAATCTTTCTGGATTATCAATTGCATCAGCAAGTGAACCATAACCATTCTTGATTCTGTTTGCATCATCACTGACCAATGTAGGAGCAGTTCCTCTTCTCATTGAGTGAAGATTACCGATACTAATACCAGTCTTGGAACTCACCATTTCATCCAGAGATTGCTCTGCAAAACGACGTTCCCAATAAACGTGGTCCTCATTCTCAAACTGTTCTCTGGTGACTGTCTTACCACCATTCAGTTCAATCAAACGATTAATAATCTTATCAAAGAAATTCATCTGTTGAATGCGGTCACGAATCTCCAACTCACAAGACTTTAGATAGTTTTGAGTTGAGATTGAATCCAAATCGTGCCAGTAGAGTTTTTTTGAACCACCATTCGGTCCAGAAGTATGCCACTCTACAGGTTCATCGGTATTCTTATCTTTCCAACGATACTCAAACTCACGAACCTTCTCTTTCATCTCAATCAGTTTCTGCATATAACCTTCGGCAAGAATACGACGATTCTTGATTGCTGCCTGAAATGCTGCTGGAACTGTATATTGCTCTAACAGAAAGAACTTCTCAATCTGGAAGTTTGTTCTTCCTTGTGCGAGTTCTTTATCTGCTTCTTCCCAACGAAGCACTTCTTCAAATGCTTGTTTTAGATATTCTTCGTTATTTACTGCTTCCTCTGGGGAAATAATTTGCAGTTGGTTACAATTTTCAGTCATAGTTTGTTTATTAAATGGTTCTAATGTTTGTTTCCAAACGTTTGCAATTTTTTTCCAATCATAAGTTTCAGTAGCATAATGTGAAACAGATTGTGAAATTTGGTCGTAGTATTGCCTGTCATTATCAAAGAAATATAATGCAGATTTACAGGCATCTATAAAGTTATTTAGGAAGTTATCTGTGACTTGATATCCAGTGGAAGTTCTTGTTCCTTCCATAGGAACAATATTTGCAATCTCATTTGATACTTCTGGGAGTGCTCCAATATCTGTAAGAATTGGAAAGCATCCACAAGACATTGCTTCTGCCAATGAAACACAGAATGTTTCTTCCCAGATATTAGGATGAATGAAGAATGCTGCATCTTGTAAGTGCTCTATCAGTTCTGCCTGGTCTACTGCTGGTGAGTAGATGACATTTGGAAGTGATTTGAGATACTCATAAAGTTCTGTATATGGGTCTTCTTTTATATCATAAAGATTCATCGCAGAGAAAATCTTAAAGGTTGCCTCTGGAATATGAGGAATGATTTGTGCTAATACTTCAAGACCTTTATATGGAATAGAAGTATAGATGAATGTTTTTGATTTTCTTGATGAGTATGTGAATTGCTTTGATACTCCTGTTGGAATTGTGACGATTTTATCTTCTGGAATATGATGATACTTAATAAACTGTTCTCTACACCAGTTAGATGGAGAGACAATTAAATCACAAATTGAAAAATCAAAGTTAAGATATACTGGTTGGTCGTAAGAATGTTGCGACCATAATACTTTGACTGGTTTATTTGATTGTTGAAGTTCTTGTGGTAAATGAGAAACTATAATGTTTTCTGGAAACTTATAATATTCTTCAAGAAAAAAATAAGAACTTTCACTTGCTCCTGATTTCATAATTTATCCTATTGGTGTGTTGGAGGTTGCTGCCAAATATCCTCTTGCTGAACTTAATGGACCTCTTGGTGATGCTGTTGCGGAATCATTAGAGAAATTTATACGGTCTACTGTTGCTACTGCAGGAAATCCACCACCAAACCAACCATAATTAGAGTTTCCTGTTGCTGACAATCTACCTCTTGGTGAACTTAATGGACCTCTTTGTAATGCTGTTGCGGAATCATTAGAGAAATCTATACGGTCTACTGTTGCTACTGCAGGAAATCCACCACCAAACCAACCATAATTAGAGTTTCCTGTTGCTGCTAAATGCCTTCTTGCCGAACTTAATGAACCTCTTATTAATGATGGTCCAGTAACAGTATCATTAGAGAAATCTATACGGTCTACTGTTGCTACTGGTCCAGGTTGTCCACCACCAAACCAACCATAGTTAGAGTTTCCTGTTGCTGCTCCTCTATATCTCGAAGAACTTAATAAACCTCTTGGTGATGCTGTTGCTAAATCATTAGAGAAATCTATACGGTCTACTGTTGCTACTGCAGGAAATCCACCACCAAACCAACCATAATTAGAGTTTCCTGTTGCTGCTAATGAATCCCTTCCTACACTTAATGGACCTCTTATTGATGCTGTTGCTGAATCGTTAGAGAAATCTATACGGTCTACTCTTGCTACTGGTCCAGGACCACCACCACCAAACCAACCATAATTAGAATTTCCTGTTGCTGTGAAATCAGTTCTTGCCGAACTTAATGAACCTCTTATTAATGATGGTCCAGTAACAGTATCATTAGAGAAATCTATACGGTCTAATGTTGCTACTGCAACTGTAGTAAACCCCCCACCAAACCAACCATAATTCCCTGCTTTTTGTCTGCGAATATTGAGAACTCCTGAGGTTGCTGCTAATCTTATCCTTGCTTGACTTAATGCACCTCTTGGTGATAGTATTGGAGTATCATTAGAAAAATCTATACGTTCTACCGTTGCTAATGGTCCAGGAGCACCACCACCAAACCAACCAAAGTTAGAGTTTCCTGTTGCTGCCAATCTATCTCTGGACGAACTTAATGGACCTCTTGCTATTGCTGTTCTAGTATCATTAGAGAAATCTATACGGTCTAATATTACTGAACCAATACTATCACCACCAAACCAACCATAGTTAGAGTTTCCTGTTGCTGCTGATAAATTTTTTGATGAACTTAATGGTCCTCTAACTGATGCCGTGGAAGAATCATTTGAGAAATCTATACGGTCTACTGTTGCACTAAACCAACCATAATTGGAGTTTCCTGTTGCTGATAAACCAGTTCTTCCTAAACTTAATGGACCTCTTGGTGATGCCGTGGAAGAATCATTAGAGAAATCTATACGTTCTACTGTTGATACTGCTCCTGGAGTACCACCACCACCAAACCAACCATAATTAGAGTTTCCTGTTGCTGCTAATTGTTGTCTTGCTAAACTTAATGGACCTCTTTGTGATGCTGTTGCGGAATCATTTGAGAAATCTATACGGTCTACTGTTGATTGTATTGCTGGTGTTGCATTAGCACCCCCACCAAACCAACCATAGTTAGAGTTTCCTGTTGCTGCTAAATATCCTCTTGCGGAACTTAACGGTCCTCTTGCTGTTGCTGTTGCTAAATCATTAGAGAAATCTATACGGTCTACTGTTGCTACTGCTGATGGTGTTCCCAGAGCACCCCCACCAAACCAACCATAATTCGCAACGGATTCTTTATTCAACCAATCACCAGTCAGTCTTGACCCTCTTGCTTCATTAAGAGTAAATGCTCCAAATATATTGTTATTATTGATTGTCATTTACTTATATGAAAAGACTGATGGGTTGTTTTGCCTTTCTCCAAAATTCCATACCAGAATACTTATTCAATACATAATCACTCAAAACTTCTTCAGGTCTTTTAGAAGTTCTTTTCACCTGCTTACGAACTTCGTGCATATCACTCAATCCGTAAACTTCATCATCTCTCTCTCTGTATTTATGACTCACATTTCCAAAGTCGTGTTTGTATTCAGGAATCTCTAAAAACTGATAAATCTTACGCATAGTCTCTTCTGGACGATTCACCAAGTCATTATACTCAATCATATGCATATACTTCTCACATCCTTTATTAAACCCCTCTCCAAAGGCATACAGAGACTGGTCTACAATACCTTCAGGGCACATTAGATAATCACACCGATTATCATCAGTAGGTTTATATCCCTTCTCTATGAGTGCCTTATCTACGAATGATACTTGATTAGAATTGCGATGAATCATTTGAATAAACGATGCAAGAATCTCTATCACATCTCTTACAGGACACAGAATCTTTGGAGTCTTTGTAATGTATTCTTGTAATCGGTCAACATTATTGGGCCAGGCACGGCACTTATCTATTACAATTGGTTTATCAATATCATCATAATAATTATCAATCACACTTGAAATAATCTTATGATGCTGTGCTGGTTTTGGATATGCAAGTGCCTGCTCTGAACCTTCAAAGTATTGCTCTGTATAATACATAATCTCCAACACAGGAGAAATCGCACCACAATGAATGTCTGGATTTTGATTTAGAATTGCAGAAAGTAATGTAGAACCAGAACGAGGTAATCCACTTTCAAAAAAATAAGTCTTATGCATTATTAAAAAAGAACAATTGAACTAATCTACCATTTTCTAAACAATCTCCAAAGTTTGCTCCGTGCGAATGCCAGAGTTTTGGGTCAAAGATGACTGCTCTATTATACTTCATATTTGCAAGACAGTATCTCTCCCACTTGGAACGGTCAAGTCCATCACCGTAGATAATACCATCACGGATTTCATCATAAGAAGTATAACCAAACCAAGATGCTTCTTCTCTTTCAGGACATTTTTCCCATCCTAACTTCTTATGTTTCCAAAAAGATGTTCCTGCCTCATCAATAACCTGATGTGGTAGATTCATATAAAGAACACAACCCCATTCCCAGATTGGGTCAATATGAATATCTTGTTGATATGTATCTGCTTCTAATGATAATCTAAAATCTCCGTGATTACCACAATCAGCAGGAACTAAATGTCTTCCAATGAGGTTCTCAAACTTATCGTGAATCTCTTGTGTATAAAAAGTTCCGTTTGAGTTTCTACCTGGATATGTGTGATTTTCTGGTTGTGGATATTCAAGATTTAGTGCATATTGACGAACTTCATATGGATTCTCATAGAAATTATCAACAATAATAATGTTCTGCTTCATCAGTAATAATGTAGTTTGAGTTATTTATCTGGTGCTGTTGGAGGTTGCTCTTAGAAGAGCTTTTGGAGATCCTAATGGACTTCTGGATGATGCTGATACCAAATCATTAGAGAAATTTATTCTCTCTACATCCGCAACATACGGAAATCCACCACCAAACCAACCATAGTTGGAGTTTCCTGTTGCTGCGAGAGTTGATCTTTGAATACTTAAATTACCTCTGTCTAATGTTTTTTCTAAATCATTTAAAAAATTTATCCTAAACATAGAATTGGCTCCACCAAACCAACCATAGTTGGAGTTTCCTGTTGCTGCTAAATCACCATTAGCAGAACCCAATGAACCTCTTGGTGATATTGCTGCTAAATCATTAGAGAAATCTATACGGTCTACTGTTGCTAGTGCTGCGAAAGGTAATGTAAATCCACCACCAAACCAACCATAGTTAGAGTTTCCTGTTGCTGCAGCAGCATATCTTGCGGCACTCAATGGACCTCTTGGTGATATTGCTGCATTATCATTAGAAAAATCTATACGGTCTACTGCTAGTATTGGTCCAGGAATACCACCAGCAAACCAACCATAGTTAGAGTTTCCTGTTGCTGCTAATGAAGTTCTTTCTATACTTAATGAACCTCTTGGTGATGCTCTTGAAGAATCATTTGAAAAATCTATACGGTCTACTGTTGATACTCTTGTTGATGGTGTAGTTTGTCCACCACCAAACCAACCATAGTTAGAGTTTCCTGTTACTGCCAAACCACCTATTCCTGGTGAAGTTAATGAACCTCTCGGTGATATTGTTGCCAAATCATTTGAGAAATCTATACGGTCTACTGTTGATACTCTTGTTGATGGTGCAGTTTGACCACCACCAAACCAACCATAATTCCCTGCTTTTTGCAGTTTGATTGCTGGTCCTTTTGCTTGTCCTGATGTTGCTGTTGATCCTTGCAATGAGGATGAAACTCTAACTGATGCTGCTCCAGTATCATTGGAGAAATCTATACGATCTATGTTTGATCTGAAAAACCATCCGTAATTAGAGTTTCCTGTTGCTGCTGATTGGATTTCGGATACACTCAATGAACCTCTGACTGATGCTGCTGCCAAATCATTGGAGAAATCTATACGCTCTATTGTTGATAATGGTCCAGGAGTACCACCACCAAACCAACCATAATTAGAATTTCCTGTTGCTGCTAAATTACGTCTTGCTAAACTTAATGAACCTCTTACTGATACTGTTGATAAATCATTAGAGAAATCTATACGGTCTACTGTTGCTACTGCTGGAGGACCACCACCACCAAACCAACCATAATTAGAGTTTCCTGTTGCTGCTACACCATATCTTGCCGAACTTAATGGACCTCTTGGTGATGTTGTTCCAGAATCATTAGAGAAATCTATACGGTCTACTACAGAATGCAATACTGCCGGAAATGGGAAAGGTACTTGTCCTCCTCCCCACCAACCATAGTTAGAGTTTCCTGTTGCACGTACACCATCTCTTTTTTGGGATAGTGTTGCTCTTGGAGAATATCCTGAAGAATCATTTGAAAAATCTAAACGGCTTATTGCTGATTGAGCTGGAAAAGTAGTACCAAACCAACCATAGTTAGAGTTTCCTGTTGAAGCACCAAAATTTGAAGGAGCAGTACTTGTAAATAATGTTTTTGTCGAATCATTTGAAAAATCAATACGAGTTAGTGAAACATTAGCACCATCAACACCAACAAACCAACCGTGAGTATTGGTAGTACTCATCACCTCAAGTCTTTTTAGTTTATAAGCAACTTGTAGACCAAATACTCCAATAGCCATTTTACTTACCGAATACGTGAGAACCGATGTGCTGTAATTCTATACTTGTATCCATCCAAACATCATAACCAATATCACTCACACGATGAAAGAAACTCATATCTTCTCCTAAGTATTTTCCTTCTTTATTCATTTCTGCAAAGTAGTGATATGAATTATGATATTCTTTTTCAGTAATTGGATAGTTTGAATTATTCAATCCTGGAAAATACTTTAATTCACTATAATGTTTATTTAGTTTCTCAAAGACACTTCTATGAATTAATACAAAACCCATACCAACTCCACCAATCTTCACCAGATTTCCACATAACTTCACAGGATTATAGAGTTCATAACAGTGTCTAATAGGCAGTGTCTTCATCGGATAAGATGCAGACACAATTGGTTTTTGATATGAATATAACTTCAACATATCTTCTGGTGAAAATGCAACATCAGCATCCAGACAGAACAGATACTCAAACTCTGTATTATTCATAAAGAAATTAGCAATTCTTGACCGTCCGTGAGTAATCAGTGACTCATTTGCGACGGTCATAATCCCGTGTTCTACGTTATTACGAACTAAAAGTTTACCAAGATTGAAAAGTGATGTGGTGGTTTTTTCATTCACCAATCCACCATAACAAGGTAATGATATAAGAATACTCATAA